CCACCAACCCTTCAAAGTCTTTGTTTGAAGGAGCGTGTCGGCTGCGAATATTGCGTTGAAGTCAAGACCAGTGCGCGGCAACCGTTGCCATTTCACTTCACTAACGGCACCCGCAGATGTCATCTTCACGCGACCATCCGCGTCGAGCGTCGCAACCTGGCTGAAGTGTCGGTAGGGATCAAACAGGAAGTCGAACACGACTTCGTAGTATTCGGGATCGCCTGCGTCACCGATCGAAACGCCTTCGCAGATGAGCGTATAGGACGCGAATGGCCCGATTGTTGCGTTGTTGATCGTGTTCGCGTAGGTGATCAACCCTGCGGCGGCGGTTGACATCGATACCACCGACGCATCCTGCGTGAAACGCATACGGAATCGAACCTGACCTACCTGCAGGGATTGCGAACCATCTGCACCGGAAAGGGAAGTTCCACCGATGTCTCCAGTTGAATTCGATGATGTCGTCGGTGGATTAGTGCTCCACCCGCTTCGATAGATTGCCATCGTTCGCAACTGTGATGAATACTCACATGAGGACGGCAACGCGTAGAGAATAGTCGTGGTGCTGTTTGGATCTACCACGTACTTAGTCGAGTAGATCAAGTCAGCGCGCGCCGATCCATTCTCCAACGCTGTCAGATTGATTGATCGAAGCTTTGTGGTGGTGTGCCAGGTGGTACTAAATATGGTGAATGCTTCGTTTTGAATCGGGAACACCCCGTCGTCGACGGCATCTTCGTAGTGCTCAATGATATTGAACGGGATGATCGCACCAGTTGAAACATTTCGCTTCTGAACGATTCGCGAGAACGTGATGGTGGATGACTCATCCAATTGAGCCTGACGAGTTGAGATATCCGTATCCCAATACTGATACTTCCCCGACGCGGTGACAACAACAGCCATCAGATGCTCGCTTTCAATAGGTATTGCGCGAGGCTCGAATTCTGCACAGCCCAATCAGCAAGCGCGCTGAGCGGACGCGAAAGCGCGCCTGCGGTTCCAGTTGCTTCATCGATTCGCTGCTGTTCGCGAATCCTCGCAGCAATGATCGGTGCACCACCTTCGTTTGCCTGACCTAGTGCCATTTCGTTTGCGATCTGAGTAGCGGTCTTTCCCGAAACAGCAGCACCAATCGCGCTTGCGATGATTTCCATTCCGTTTGAGAATTCGCGCGCCCAACCAAACAACCCGCCTGGTTGTCCGCCTGCGCTCGCACCGGCGGCAACAAACGCTTTCCCCAACCCCATCTGCCGAGCGGTTGTCGATTCCATAATCGCGAGCCGTTCGAGGATGGCTGAATTCGCAGCGAACACCTGCGATCCAGTTTCGTTGAACTGTTTGAGCGCATCGTTCGCACCCTTCGTTGCTTCGTTGAAGACGCTCATCAACTTCCCTGCAGCGATAAACGGTGCGAGTCCAACCGCGATACCTGCACCAGTGGTGCCGAGTGCGCCCGCAACTCCACCGATTGCACCGAATCCACCGATACCAAGTGCGCTTGCAGTCGCAGCCTTTCCGATACCCGCGCCTGCGCCGGTTCCCGCGCCCGCAGCCTTCGCCGCGCGCGCGTTGATCGCGGCGATACGTCCTGCTGCTGCGCGCGCTTTACGTTCGACTGCGCTGAGTCCTGCGTCAACACCGTCGGTGGTAACGGTGACGGGGAGGTGTAGTTTGGGGAGACTAGCGGCCACGGGTGGTTTCCCTCAGCGATTCGACAATCGCGTCTTCGATGTATTGGCGCGTACGCGTCGAGTAATACTTCGCGGGAGCGGTCAGCCACAATTTACGGTTGATCACCGTCCCAAGGTTTCTTCGTCGGAGTCCATCGCGCCATCCGCGATTCGTTCGCGATGGTGGTTTCGGGTTGGGATTCCCTTTCCACTTTCCTGGCTTCTTCAAGTTCAACGATGCGCGCGAACCCTTCGCGAACGGACGGTATCCACCATCGAACAGATGACTTTTGTACCCGACGCGATTGCTATCGACGCGAACACCAACTCCTGCCCAAATGCGGCCGCGCTTGTATGTCTTCGTCTTCATCGCGAGGTCACGCCTGGTGCGTTTCGCTGCGCGCGGAAGTCGCTTTTTCATTCGCTGAATGAGTGCTTTTCCCCAATCGCGCAACCCCTTGCGGACGATCTTTTTTCGCATTGCCTTCGGTAGTTTCTCCGCCATTGCAGCGATATCCTTCAAGTCTTTCACGTTCAGTTGGAACTGAATCTTGAAGCCTTGTCGGGCCATTGCGCGATCGGAGATTCCGTAACTCATTGCGGATGCGTTTCCAATCGGGGATCTCAAGTTCAACATTGATGACGACGACGCTTAGTGATTCGAGCGGAGTGCTGCTGTATTTCAACGCTGCGCGCAGCACCCGCCGCGCAGCCTCATCTAGGAACGGCCTTCGCTGTACAGCGACTCCACAACAGATGCGATTTCAGCCACCACCAAACCATCCGCGTTCAACACCGAATCCACCGAATCAAATACTGGCGCGCCGTCCTCCATCAGGTGACGCAGCACCAACCAAGCGTACATTCGTTCGGGTGATGTCTTGCTAAATTCGACCGCTTCCACCAGGTCGAGTGCCGACGGACGACGAAGCGTGAACGCGGTGCCATCAGGCAACGTCGCGCTGTAATCCTTCAGAGTTAGTGCGTCACGAATACTCATACGATCGTGATCGTTCCGGTGAATTGAAGCGTGATGGATGCGCGCAGCGTTTCGTTCGTTGATCCAGTTACCGAGAACGAAGTAACGAACGCGCTTCCGCTGTAACTCATCCCGCTTGCAAGCGTGATCAAAGCGGTAGCAGACCCTGCTCCTGTATTCGCTGCGGTTTCAATCGTTCCCATAGCGGCAACGCCTTGATCGTAGAACATATCGATAGTCGCAGTGGTGTTGCGATTGCCCGTGATAAAGGTTGAAGCACCAGTTGCCACGTCGGTAGTATCGATCATGCTTTGATTGGTATTGATCGTGACCGTTCCTAATCCGGTTACGGACACGGTTGCCCAAGTGAGCGTCAATCCTTGTGAACTAATTCCTGCCATGTGTCACCTCGAAAAGTGTAGTGTTGCTGTAACGACGGCTTCTGCTGGTTCGGATTCGTCACCTTCACCCACGTTGGGTGGTTCCACAACCATCCCCAAATAGATCGCTGCGCTGAAAGTCACACCATCCCAATTGCCGGTGCGAATCGCTGCGCGGATCTGTCCCTCTCCGATATCAATCGCTTCGATAGTTGTTTCAGCGATCGCGCGCGCGGTAAGTTCCACGCTGTAGAACCCTGAGCCAACGGTGGTGTTTTCAACTGGTGCAAGTTCAAACGTGATCGCAGGGAGAATCGAATCCTGCAATCGATAGCCGTGAGTTACGCGCGCATCGGGAACGTAGGCCACCCCAACGGTATCAGCGAGCATGGCGCGTACTGCGGATTCAACGCTCATTCGACTGCCTCACATTCGATCACAGCGACGGCATCCTGTTCATCTAGGTTGATGATGCTGCGGATTCGCAGCGTCTTCCCGCGCACCGCGATTCGATCGAGTTCCGAAAGGCTGATCGACTGCGCGGTGTTCCACCTCATGCGAACTTCGCAGGATCGAATCACTGCTACACCATCTGCGTATTGCTGTTCCTGTGCGCTGTCGTTTCGAAGATCACATCGGAAGGTTTCTTGTGCCGTCCACGCGTCAGTGCGCATGCCGAGCGCATCCTGCGTGGTGCTTGGGGTGTAGCGTTGACCTACGAAACGCAGGCGGCCTGCGGAGATCATCGCAACGGCCCCCGCGTTGAGAACTGCTGCAGGATGTAACGATACGAGAGCGGTACATCCTGCAGACTCGCGACGCTAGTTGCTTCGGGATTGGAGTACCAGGAACCGACCAACGCAACGATGCACTGTTGCAGTGCGTGCGGGATACGCTGATATCCGGCAACGTACGTAACAGTGGGGAAAGTATTTGCCTTCGGGAGCACGATGGTATCGAACCCAACCGCAAGCATTTCATCGGTGCTATCAATGAAATAATCGGTGGCCGGTAGAGTCTGAGTCACACCCGCTGCATCGGTGTAGGTGATCGAGGTGATGGAATCCACTGGCTGCACGCGCGGCACGAATCGTCGCCAGGGGATGATGTTCGCTGTGTGCGTGCCGCTCGAAAGGTGCAAGCCTGTTTCACGTTCGATGATTTCACGCGCTGCAATAGACAGCGTTGCAAGGTCTGCATCATCGGATTCGACTTCGATGCGCAGGCGCGTGCGGAGCACGTCGAGCGGGATTGGGAGTGCTGCCATAAACCCTCCCGCACCGTTTCCGGTGCAGGAGAGCAGAAAGAGGAATTAGGATGCGTTTAGCGTGTAGATCGTTGCGAAAGCTTCGGGCTGCATGATCTTGGAATCCGTTCGCGTGTGAACGTACAGCGTTGAACGCTGATTCGCTGCACCCGAGTATGGATCAAGCATGGTTTCAATTCCCTTGCGATCGAAGATCTCAAAGTAGTCGAAATTGCCCGCGATAAAGAGCGCGTTTCCGCGTACGTTCGCGCTAGTTGTTCCACCAACAACGCTTGGTACATACTCACCAATCATGTATGGAATCCCGAGGATCGTTCCGGGGTTTCCACCGCTCAAGCCTGCGGTTTCCGAAATCTTCCAAACGTAGTCAGTGGTATTTACCTTGATCTTTCGAATATTCTTGATCGCAGCATCCGAGGTCAGGATCTTGAAATTGCCTACGCGATACTGCGGCGGGACTGCGTGGACGCAATCAATCAAATTGTCACCCGTGATCGAGGAGACTGCAGCATCCTCAGCGAGTTGAACACCTTGAGCGATGATCCTATCCACGTTCGTGCTTGCCCACGCCGTGCCGCTGGTGTCACCGATTCCCTGCGGTTGTGTCGCAGCAACACCGCTACCAATGGTGAAATACTCATCCTGAATCTTCGCAAGCGAGATTCCGCAGCGATCCGCGATGTAGTCGAAACCCGATCCGATTCCACCAGTTCCGATGGCATCTTCGAGGTATTCCATCGACATCGTTGTTGCGCAAACGAATTTAATTGGGTTGATTGAAATTGCAGCAAACGTCGGATCTGCAGCGGTGATAGCACCGTTTTCAGCCACGATGGCTGATGTAGGAAGCGAACC